CACCGACACACAAAATAAATTGTTTCACGTGGAACACAACACCAAGAGTTAATAAAAGTTAAAACGAAAATAATTTGTGCGCTCATGCTTGTATTTTAGAAAAAAGTTGTATCTTTGCAACGTGTTACTTAAACAAGTTGAAATATGAAAGAGTTAATACAGCATTTCAGAGAGCAACCGAAACAAGCAATTAAAGAGGTTGCAATGTGTGTAATGATTTTTGCCGTTTGCGGTGCGATGTTGTTTCTATCTGCAATTTTGCAGGGTTGCAGCGTACAACGTGAAAGCGCAAGCAGCGGCAAAGCAGTGATAATAACAACCGATACAACGTACATATACCACGGCGGTACGGTTAAGTTTCCAAAGAGCAAATAACCCTATGTTTAACAATTAAAAGTTTACTACAATGAACGAAGAAAAAAGAAACGCATTTGACGAGTTTAGTTTTGCCGCTTTGTCGGCGTTGGGTAGCCTTATGGCGTGTAATGAAGTTTGCCGCAACCAACGTGCGGTTATGAAAATAAACCGCTTTCGTGCGTGGCTTATGGACTTGAAGCCGCAAGACAACCCCGAACCGAATTTGCCGTTTGACGGTGAACCGCAAGGACAGACAGCCGAATAACAATTAACAACAAGTTTAACAATTAAAAGATTACTACAATGAAAAGTTTTGCAAGTAAATTTAACAAGACTACGTTCGGAATTGACACAACCGATTTTCAGTACACCAAGTTAGCCGATATTTTTAACAGCGAAAGCGAGGGCGGCAAAGATGTGGTACACAAAATCAATGGGCTTTACGTACATAAGTCGCAATTAGGCGACAGCCCCGTAATTATTGATGAGGAAAACAAACGGTTGGTGAACCTACCAAGCCACACCGCTGAAACGGTACGTGAAATACTTTCCGATGATGAGGCAGTACAAACTATCAAAGACGGCAAAGCCGGGTACACTATTTACGAGTACGAGAGCCACGGCAAGAAGTGTTACTCTATTTCGTTTGTGGACTTGTAAGAGTTTGAAAAGTTATGTTTAACTTTGTAGGGGTGTAAGCGATTGCACCCCTATTTAATATAACAGCATTATGGTAAAAATCAAAGTTTACTTTTCGCCGTCTGTATATGCGAAAACAAGCAGGCTAAAATTAAAGAGAGAGATTTTGCAAGCCGTTGAAAGCAGCCCCGAAATGCGAAAAGAGATTGCACGTGTTTTCCAAATGGCAAACCGCCGTATTCAGAATATAGAGCAAAGCGGACAACTTTCGCCAGCCGTATAAGCGTTAAACAAGGGTGATATAGAGGGGTACACAAAGTTTTCAATGAAGCACGATTGGAACGCCTTAAAAGTTGAGTACGGCAAGGCGATTTCGTTTTTACGCCAGCCAACCAGTACGGCGCAAGGTGTCAGACAGTACGGGCAACACCTGCAACGTATGTACGATTTAACGCCCGATGAGTACAACCTTATGGCGAGAAACCTGCAAGGCAAGTTAAACAGCGTTTCAGATAGTGATTTCGTGGAACGGTATTTGATGCGGTACAAGGATTTCACGGGCGAAATGGAGCAAAGCGCAAGCGATATAAGCACCCAAATTGAGGGTGAAGCGCAAAGCATATCACGGGCGATTGATGACGAAATAGAGAGAGCCACAAATGAAGCGGTAAACAAAATTGATGATATAGACCGAATACTACAAGGTTTTAATAAATTCGGGTTATGAAAAAAATACCTTTTGAGTTACAAGAAAGAATAAACAGCCCGACCGAAATAACCGAAATACTGAAAGCCGCCGTAAATGAAAAAAACATTATCGGAAACAGCAAGGGCGAAAGGTTTTACAACATACCGTGTGCGTTTGATATTGAAACAACAAGTTTTTACCGTGATACGGACGGACGGGCGTACACATACGAGCAAATGCAGCGTATGCAGGACAGCACCGGACGCAAGGCGAAATTAGAGAAAGCCGCAATAATGTACGTTTGGCAGTTTGGCATAAATGGATATACGATAATGGGGGGCACGTGGGGCGAGTTTGTCACGATGATGCAGACCGTAAGCGAGGTTTTGCAGTTATCCGACAAATTGCACCTTATTGTGTATGTGCATAACCTTTCATACGAATTTCAATTTTTGCGCAAGTGGTTTGAGTGGCAACGGGTTTTCAGTATTGATTTGCGCAAACCGATTTATGCGATAACAACGGGCAACATTGAGTTTAGATGCAGTTATTTGCTTTCGGGTTATTCCCTTGCAAAGTTAGGCGAGCAACTTATGAAATACAAGTGTGCGAAAGCCGTCGGCGATTTGGACTACCAGCAAATAAGACACGCCGAAACGCCTCTGACTGATGCGGAAATACACTACTGCATAAACGATATTAAAGTAGTTATGTGCTATATACAGGAACGTATAGAGGAAAGCAAGGGGATAACGCACATACCGATAACAAAGACGGGGTTTGTACGCAAGTATTGCCGTGCGCATTGTTTGCGTGAAAAGACCGATGCAGGAAAGACCGTACCAAATTGGGATTACGTTAATTTGATGCAGGAACTACAAATTACGGGTATGAATGAATTTAATATGCTGCAACGTGCGTTTGCAGGCGGTTTCACACACGCAAACGCCGAATATACAGACGAAATAATGTATAACGTGGATAGTTACGACTTTACAAGCAGTTACCCGTATGTGATGATAGCGGAAAAATACCCGATGTCGCAAGGCGTTGCGATAACGGTTAAAAATATGGCGCAATTTGAGTTTTTAATATCAAAGTATTGTTGCGTGTTCGATATTGAGTTTACCAACATATTTGCCAGCGAAACGCAAGACAACCCGATAAGCGCAAGCAAATGTTTCGTAAAAGAAAACCCGTGCGAGAATAACGGGCGTATTGTGGCGGCTGCAAAAATTGCTCTGACAATTACAGACGTGGACTTTCATATAATCAAAAACTTTTATTCGTGGGAAAGTATGCGAGTGGGTGAAATGTATTGTTACAAGAAAGACTATTTGCCGACACCGTTTGTAAAATCTATCCTGCATTTGTACGAAAGCAAGACGAAATTAAAAGGCGTTGAGGGCAAAGAAGTTGAATATCTAAACAGCAAGGAAATGTTAAACAGTTGTTACGGTATGAGTGTTACCAACCCTTTGCGTGATGAGTTTACATATAACGGCGAATGGGATATTAACTCAATGACAGCCGAACAAAAACAAGAACTTTTATACAAGTACAACACCAGCAAAAACCGTTTCTTGTTTTACCCGTGGGGTATCTTTGTAACCGCATACGCACGGCGCAACCTTTTCACGGGCATACACGAAGCGAAAGACGATTACATTTACAGCGACACCGACAGCATTAAGATAATGAACGGCAAGGCGCATGAAGCGTATTTCAAGGCGTATAATATGCAGGTGCAAATGAAATTGCGTGCCGCCTGCAAATATCACGGTTTGCCGTTTTCGCTTTGCGAGCCGCAAACGATAAAAGGCATAACAAAGACTTTGGGCGTGTGGGATTTTGAAGGCACATATACAAGGTTTAAGACTTTGGGCGCAAAACGCTACATGGTGCAAGAACCGAACGCACTCAAAGCAGGTGGACAGGCATACGATTTCAGTTTAACCGTTTCGGGCGTAAACAAGAAAGCCGCAATACCGTATCTTATTGAAAAGTACGGCGAAAACGGGATATTCGATGCGTTTACCAATTATTTGGATATACCGCCGCAAGCAACGGGCAAGAACATACATACATACATTGACTACGAGATACAAGGCGAGATAACCGACTACAAAGGCAGCACGGCGCACTACAACGAGCGCACGGGCGTACATTTAGAGCCAACGGGGTATAGCCTTTCCCTTTCGGTTATGTATCTGAATTATTTGCGAGGTATCAAATTTAAGGACTAAAATAACAAGATTATGACAACAAGAAAGACAAAGACAGACAAGCCGAAATTTTACGACTTGAAAGCGATTTTAAGCAAGAACGCCGATTATAACGTGATATTTGGCGAGCGTTCCAACGGCAAGACTTATGCAGCCTTAAAATATGGTTTGGAAAACTATATAAAGACGGGCAAACAAATGGCGTATATACGCCGTTGGCGTGAGGATTTGAGGGGCAAACGTGCCGAAAGTCTGTTTGCAAACCACGTGGCAAACGGGCTTATTGAGGAACTGACAGAGGGCAAATTTAACGAAGTTTTCTATATGTCGAACAAATGGTTTTTATCTTACTACGATGCAGAGAAAAACAAGCGGACACCCGACTCGACCCCGTTTTGTTACGGGTTTTGCCTTTCAGAGCAAGAACACGAAAAAAGCAGCAATTACCCGAATGTCACAACGATAGTCTTTGACGAGTTTCTGACACGGCGGTATTATTTGCCCGATGAGTTTATGTTGTTTATGAACCTTTTGAGTACGATAATACGCCAGCGCAACGATGTTAAGGTTTTTATGTTGGGCAACACGGTAAACAAGTTTTGCCCGTACTTTACTGAAATGGGTTTGAAGCAAGTGCCGTTTATGGAGCAGGGAACGATAGATATTTACAGATTTGGCGAACACGGCGCAGTCGTGGCGGTTGAGTATTGCAGCACGATAGTACAACACAAAGCCAGCAACAAGTATTTTTGTTTCGATAATCAAAACTTGCAGATGATAACGGGCGGCAAATGGGAACTTGCAGTATATCCGCATTTGCCTTGCAAGTACAAACCGCAAGATGTGTTGTTTGTGTACTATATCAAATTTAACGATGTAGTGTTACAAGGGAACATTATACAAGTAGGCAACGAATGTTTCACGTACATACACGCCAAGACAACCCCGATAAAAGATGAGGGAAACAGCCTGATTTATTCTTTGGAAATGAACGGCAAACCGAACTACAAACGCAAGTTATTAAGCACGGCGAGTTATTTGGAGCAACAAGTAGCGAGGTTTTTTGCGATAGACAAAGTTTTCTATCAAGATAACGAAATTGGCGAGATTGTGCGCAACTATTTAATTACGAGCGCAAAGACAAATATAGTCACTTTGCGTTGATGTTTCGGCGTGTTGGTACAAATTTCGTGCCAGCACGCACGTAATATAAAATAAAAACACTACCTTTGCAATAGAACTTAAAATTTTTATTTTATGGACGCAAATACTATTATTCAGATTGTTTCAAGTTTGGGTTTTCCGATTGTGATGTGTGGGGCGTTGTTTTGGTACATGGTGAAACAGCGTGAAGCGCACAAAGAGGAAACCGACCATCTAAAAGACACTATTAACGAAAACACGAAAGTGTTAGCCGAACTTACAACGCTTATTAAGATTTTGACAAATGAAAAGGAAAGATAACATTTACAGTCTGTATCAAAAACAGATTAAAGACAAAGATACCGCCGTAACCGAATTTATGGCGAACACTTTGGCGAAAACACAAAGTATGTTTGAGTACGTGGGTTTGCCTGAAAGCATACCGCAAAAAGATTTGGAGCGGCTTTTGCAGACAACGGGCAACGCCTTTGTTACGAAAGTTGACGGCGTTTTGTACGCATTGAGCGGCGGCAAAGGCGGTACACCTGACGTTTACGGACGGGCAACGCTTTACACCGTGGCGAACCCTGCTTTACAGTTAAACAAAACCTACGATATACAAAAAGACGGGGTTTTGATTGAGAACGACACCAACGGCGAGAGCCTTTTGCCGCTGATTGGGCGTTATGCGGTTTTATATACTGACGGGCTTATTTCGTTGAACACCGCCAGCGTGTTAACCCGTATTACTATGCTGATAAGTGCCAGCGATGATAAAACGAAACAGAGTGCCGATGAGTTTTTGTGCAAGATACAAGACGGCGAGTTTTCAATTATCGGGGAAAACGCTTTTTTCAAAGGCGTAAATATGCAGACCGCACCGACCACAAACAGCGTGTACATTACGCAACTTATTGAATTAATACAGTATTACAAAGCGAGTATGTACAACGAATTGGGGTTAAATGCAAACTACAACATGAAACGTGAACGCCTTAATTTGGGCGAGGTTAGCATGAATGTAGATGTACTTTTGCCGTATGTGGATAATATGTTAAAAGAACGACAAAATGCAGTTGAAAAGATTAATAAAATGTTTAACACCGAAATTTCGGTTAAGTTGGCAAGTAGTTGGGGTTTGGAACGTGATAATTACAACGCTTTGGCGGCTGATTTGGAAATGGAAAAGGAAAACCCCGACCCGACAGACGAACCCGACCCGACAGAGGAAACAGACGGGAACGATACCGAAACAGAGGAAACAGAAGAAACGAAAGAAACTGAAACGGAAACGGACGGTAACGATACCGAAACAGAGGAAACAGAGGAAACAGAAGAAACAGAAGAAAACAAAGACGATAAGCGATGAAATACAGCGAACTATTTACAACGGGTAACGGGATATTCGCAACCGTTTTCAAAACTGAATACCCGACCGAGTACGCCGCTATTTTCGGCGATACCGACCCGACCAAGTTAGACGCTTACGCCTTACTGATGTACGGCGGCAAAACCGTTGTAAGCAGCATAACCAGCGACAACGCAAGCGAGGTTGTTTCGGCGGTGATTGCGGTAAACGTGCAAGGCTGGGAACGTGAAGCGGCGGCGATGTTAGCCGATTACGATGTACTGACACCCGTCACGGGGCAAATTGAACGGACGGAAACCGTAACTTTGCAGGAAAGCACCGACAACACCGAAACGGGAGCAAACAAGGCGTTTAACGACACGGATTTTTCAGACAGCGACCGAAAGACCGCCAACGATGAAAGAAACCTCACAGAGAGCCGCAAAACGACCGAAACGAGCAAAGGAACGGGCGCAAGCAAATCAATTTCAACCGAAATTGCAAAAGAATTGCAGTTAAGGCGTGATAATTGGAGAAAAAACATTATCTTTGCACTTGTAAGAGAGATAACAACGAGTATTTACGAATAACTAATTTTAATTTTAGCAATATGGAAGTAAAACAGATTCACAAGCTTATTAACAGCGTATCAAGCGAAGTATTGGGTAAAACCGATATTGTTGCAGAGGATTTGACAGGTATTGTGGATTTAGGCACGGAAGTGTTTAACCAAAATGCGGTAGATAATTACGTTAAATCACTTGTAAACCATATCGGCAAGGTGATTTTCATAAACCGACCTTATGCGGGCAAAGTGCCGTCTGTGCTTATGGATGCGTGGGAATTTGGCAGCGTGTTGGAAAAAATTAGTGCCGATGTACCCGAAGCCGAGGAAAACGATACGTGGAACTTGAAAGACGGACAGAGTTATGACCAAGATGTTTTCCACAAACCGACCGTTACCGCAAAGTTTTTCAACTCAAAGGTTACGTTTGAAGTGCCCGTATCAATCACCGAAAGGCAGGTTAAGGAAAGTTTCAGCAACGCCGCACAACTTAACGGCTTTATTTCGATGATTTATGCAGCCGTTGAAAAGTCAATGACTATCAAGGCAGACGCTTTGATTATGCGCACAATTAACAATATGATTGCGGAAACCGTGTTAGCTGATGCACAAGCGTTTGGAGCAACTGCGGCAGGTGATATGACAGGGTCAGACCTTTCCAGCGCAAGCACTTCAAGATGCGTAAACCTTTTGAAGTTGTACAACGACAAGACAGGGGCAGAAACACCGCTTACAGCGGCAAAGGCGATAACCGACCCCGATTTTATCCGCTTTGCGTCTTACGTTATGGGCACGTATGCCGACCGTCTGCAAAGCATTTCGACCGTGTTCAATGTGGGTAAAAAGGAACGCTTTACCCCGAAAGATATGTTACACGTTGTACTTTTGTCAGACTTTGCAAAGGCAGCGCAAACCTATCTTTATTCCGACACGTTTAACCGTGGCGATGTACTTTTGCCGCAAGCCGAAACCGTACCTTTTTGGCAGGGCAGCGGCAAGAACTACGAGTTTGCCAGCACGGGTAACATTAATATCAAGGAAAGCGGCGGCAAAGCAGTTGAAATTTCGGGCGTGTTGGGCGTGATGTTCGACCGTGATGCGTTGGGCGTTTGCAATCTTGACAGACGGGTAACGACCAATTACAACGCAAAGGCAGAGTTTTTCAACAACTATTACAAGTTTGATGCAGGGTATTTCAACGATACAAACGAAAACTTTGTAGTATTCTTTATTGAGTAACTCAATAGGTATTAGATTGTTTAACTTTGGCGGTGTGGGTGCAGGTGAAAGCGCACCGCACCGCCTTTTTTCTTTGCAGATATGACAACGATAAACTTTTATTCATACAACGGACACCCGAACACGGTAAACAAGCAGTTGGGCGACTTTACGGCGATTGAGGGAGATTTGCGGCAAACTTTCGATGTGTTGCGCCCGACCGTTACACTACGAAAGCAACCCCGACCGACTTTCAATTATTGCTACATACCAAGTTTGGGGCGTTATTATTTCGTGGATAGGGTAAGTTTTGAGGGAAACAACGCCTACGAACTTACGTTGCGTGTGGACGTGCTTAAAACCTACGAAAGCGAGATTTTGGAGGCAACGGGGCGTGTATCTGAAAGCGACAACCCCGACCCGTATATTTCAAACCGTGAAACGGTTTACAAGCGCACCCCGAATTTCGATAAAGTGCCGTTTGCAAATACGGGCTTACTGAATGAAACGGGCGGCATTATTATGGTAACATTAAAAGGCAACGAAAATGACACCGAGCCGACCGTAACAAACAACATAACCGACTTAGATGTTAACACGCCCGTTGTTATTAGTGGCGATGTAGTGGAGATACCCGAAACCATTACGCCAACGGTTACTAACAACATAGCCGGCACAGAGGAAAACCACGAGTGGGACGGTAAAACTCTCACCATAACCGTAAAAACCCCGTCTTATATTAGTGCAAGACTTGATAAACCGCAAGTGCATTACACCAACACGGGCGGCGAGCCGATAACGCAAGATATGCAGGTAGAAACCACGTCAACACGAGTAACGGCAACCGCCGTTATTACTGAGTTGGGCGGCGATTATTCGGTTACTGTTACGGGCACATATATACGTACTTTGCCGCTTAAAAAGTCGTTAACGAATTGCACGAGCAAAGAACCGTTGCCCGATTATGTGGATTTTGACAGCCTTATAACGGTGGAACTTGATGCGAACCCAAACACGGAATTTCACACGGACGAAACGACCTATTTAAGCGTTACGGCACGGGCAGGCGGACGGGAAACTAAAACCCCGTTTACGATTTCGAGCGACAAGAAAAAGGCTACAATTTCGTACCAGCTTGCAAATAGCAGCAAATATAGTCGGGTTAATATAGTGGGCGAGTGTTTTCCCGTTGAGGTAGTGGGCAAACAATACGGCTCTATTAACGTGTATCTTGTAACGCTTGATAATCTGAAAGAATTTGCCGCAAAGCGTTATTTCACGGACGGCGGCGAATATGTGGATTTGGGCGAGTATGTTAACCGTATCAAAAGAATTTACACGGATATAACGCCGTTTAGCACTGATGTAATACGATGCGGCAACTTTAATACGGGCGTTTCGTGCCAGCAACCAGCGCAAGACAAAATAACGCTTGATTTCGGCACGGCGGTAGTACCAGCGCACAATGAGGACAACACCGACTACGAAAGCGAAATACAAATCTTTTTGCCGTTTGCAGGCTTTGTAAACCTCAATAATGATTATGCAGGCAAAACGATAGCTTTGCAGTACGTTATAAACGTGGTAACGGGCAACGGGGTTGCACTTTTGAGTTGTGACGGCGTTGTATTTCAAGTTGAGGAAACCGAACCGAGCAGCGAAATAATATACCTTTCACCAAGCACCCAAGTTAAAACCGTTGGCGGCGATGATTGGAACGAAATGTTATATTACGGGTTAGAACCTTACATTTACTGCAAGTGGTACGAGAGCGCAAGCAACGGGCGAAACACCGACCGACAAACGGGCATTTTAGGCGATTTCAGAGGGTTTAACGTGTTCGATGATGTTACACCCATACACACCGCCGAAATGCTTGCAGAAGAGCAAGAAATGATATACACGGCTTTATCTGACGGCGTTTATATTGAGTAACCCGAATAAGTGCAAAAGAAAAGGCGGCAACTTGATTGTTACCGCCTTTTCTTTTTCCTGGCGATTGTTATTTGTCCTGCAATGTTTCAACACCCGTTAAACCGATGTACAAGTTTGTGGGGTAACATTCGCAAAAGGTTTTGAAACGCCCGATAAGTTTTTCAGCCGCTATAAAGTCATAAGCTTGATTCTTGCAGACGCACTCTTTCGCAAACTTGATGCGTGTATCACGGTTAAATACGATTTGATTTTCCAACATATCGGCAAGCGTCTGCATACTTTCGGCAACGCTTTCCAAGTTGGTACGAATTTCGGGCGCATTTGCAGCCAAAAACTCAATGTGTTTCTTACTTTGCAGCACCAAATTTTGCATGGCTTTCAACACTTTTTGATTTTCGTAAATTAAATCTGTTGTTTTCATTTTGATAAGTATTTAATTGTTTAACACGGTGCAAATGTACGCAATTATTTCGATACGCAAGCGGTTGGCGTGTTATTTTGTGTTAAATTATTCTTTTATGATTATTTAACATTGTGTTCCACGTGAAACAATTTATTTTGTGTGTCGGTGTGGCAGT